CGAACTTTATGCAGACAAACCACCGGTGCAAAATGCCGTGCTTGTGGTGTCGGTGGAGATTTTCCAAAGCATCACAGCACCGGGCAATCAAATTATGGGTGACACATTCCAGCCAACACCGTTTGTGCTCGGCCGCAGTTTAACCAATAGAGTCATTGGATTACTTGGGCCTTACTTGGATGTCGAAACGATGGCCCAATGAGTATTGAAAGCGTTATCCGCACACCGTTACAAGCTGCACTTTCTAGCATCGCGGCAAGTGTCTACAACGGCATTCCCGAAACATTAACCAGCCCATCGATTTGCTTGATCCCGGATGCGCCGTATTTGGAAAGTCTTTTGATCAATGGCGCGACAACAAAAGTCAAGGTCAATTTAACTGTTACCGGGGTTGTCGGCTACATGAACAACGCGGCCGCACTAGACAATTTGGAACAGCTTATGATCAACATTATTCAAGCAATGCCCGCCGGTTATGAAGTCGGCAATGTGAACCAACCACAGCCATTGGAAGTCGGTGCCGGGAAGTACCTAACGGCCGATTTACAAGTCAGCACCTACTACACCAACTAAGGAGAAAAAAATGCCAACAACGATTGTAACGGGCCGGGACATCACATTTTCAATAAGTGCTGTCAATTACGATGCTCAAGCAACTTCCGCAATTCTTACAATTGATTCAACCATCAACACTTATCAAACAATTGCAGGAAAAGCCTATTACACGACCGATTCTCAAGGAACTTTTGCGGTCGAAATGCTGGCCGATTGGGGAGTCACGGATTCATTAGCGGAAGCTTTATGGACCGCGGCATCCAGCGCACCAAACACGCCATTGTCTGTTTTATTCACATCCAAAACGGGCGCATTGTTTACATTCACCGTGCAGCCAATTTTTCCATCGGCTGGCGGTTCGGCACCAGATGCACAAACCATTTCATTATCATTTACTTGTGTGACCACACCAGCGATCACCATAAGTTAGAAAGGACTCGGGAGCACAAATGCAAGCACCAATTAACATCACTTACGCAAACGGAGAACAAATCGAGGTCATGGCTTATCCGCCAGACTTTGCAAGATGGGAACGCTCGGAAAAGAAAACGATAAAAGACTTTGGGGCGATGTGGGACATCTTGTTCATAGCTCATTCGGCAATTAAGCGCGAGGCCGGAACCCACCCGGTCAAGCCGCTCGATGTCTGGATGGAATCAGTAACCAACATCGAATTGGGAAGTGACAACCCAAAAGTCACGAGCGAGGAAGCCTAAGCCGTTTACTCGTTGAACTTTCGATGGCTACTCGCATTCCGATGAGCGAATGGACAAACGCCGAGGACATACTCACGGCTCTGGAGATTTTGGAGATTCAAAATGGCAGCTGATCCAATCAGTTATGACAAAAGTGATTTGCGCGGCATTCTAAAGGCGTTCAAAGCGATGGACGAGGAAGCAGCCAAAGAAGCCAAAAGGCAATCTGGAGCATTAGCTGAGTATGCAAAATCCTCTATTATAGATGCCGCAGCAAATCGTCAATTTGGGCAAGCGGTAGCTTTAAGAATTGCACTTGGAACTAAAGTATCTAAATCTTCAAAAATCGGTGAGCTTACTATTGGCTTTGCTGCTCAAAAGTTTAGCGGCGGTGCAACCACTAAAGACCTTTGGGGCGGCTCAGAGTTTGGATCTAACAAGTATAAGCAGTTTCCAGTTTGGTCAGGCAAGTTTGGTCGAGGATCTAAGGGATGGTTTATCTATCCTACGCTTCGCCAAATCCAACCTTACCTTGTAAGCCAGTGGGAAATATCATTTACTAAGATATTAAAGGAATGGACTTAAGATGGCTGTTGGCTCTCGTACATTAAAGCTCTCGATTCTTGCTGATGTCGATCAGCTGAAAAAATCACTAACTGGCGGCGCGGGGGATGTTCAAAGCTTTGGCGAAAAAATTGGAAAGTTTGGCAAATTAGCCGGAGCTGCGTTCCTAGCCGTAGGAGTGGCAGCGGCAGCCTTTACGGTAAAGTTCGCAAAGGATGCCATCGCAGCGGGCGAAGCTGCGGCAACGGCCAACGCTAGAATTGAACAGATAAACAAAAGCATGGGTTTGTTTGGTGAATCCACAGGCGAAGTTAATTCGCGGCTGATCGCATTAGCCGAAGCCACGGCTCGACAAACTGGAGTCGATACCAATTCGATTAAGGAAACTCAGGCAAAATTACTCACCTTCAAAGAATTAGCAAAGACTGCTGGAGAACTTGGCGGCCAATTCGATCGTGCAACAGCGGCGGCCGTTGATCTTGCAGCCGCAGGATTTGGCGAAGCTTCGGCCAACGCGGTTCAACTAGGCAAAGCTCTCAATGATCCGATCAAAGGCATCACGGCTCTATCTCGTGCAGGTATAACATTCACCGAAGTAGAAAAAGAAAAAATCAAAGCTCTGACAGAATCTGGTCAAATCATCGAAGCGCAAAACATGATTCTTGCAGCTCTTGAAACTCAAGTGGGCGGAACAGCCGAAGCCACGGCGAACGCTTCAGATAAAATCAAAATCGGATTCACACAGATTCAAGAGAAGGTTGGCATCGCTTTATTACCAGCATTTGAAAGTGTTACATCGGTACTACTGGATAAAGTGTTTCCAGCATTTGAATTGATAAGTCTTAAGGCCGCGCCGTTTCTTGCTGAAGCGATCGCATTCCTACAACCGATCCTTGAAAACCTTGTGACATTTTTCCAAAATACTTTGATTCCTGCATTTAAGAGCTTTTTCACATTCATAGTCGACACTTTGATTCCTGCCATTGTGGACATTTTCTCGCCCGTATTGCGAGGACTATTCAAGGCCTTCGATACCATCAAAAAATCAGTAGTTGAAAACGCGGATGAATTAAAGCCGTTGCTAGTTATCTTTGGAGCCATCGCGCTATTAGTCACAAAGGTGCTTGCGCCAGCACTTGGCGTTGTCTTGGGTGCAGCTTTGCAGGTCGTGGCTAAAGCTGCCGCGATCTTGCTCAATGTATTTTCGGGGGTGGTATCGGCTATCACAGGAATAGTCAATGGCATTCGATCGCTAATTTCACTCTTGGCCAATCCAATCATTAAAGGCGTGGGAGCTGTTGCGGGCTTATTCGGCGGCGGTCGCGCAGATGGCGGCGCGGTTTCAGGCGGAACAAGCTACCTTGTGGGAGAACGCGGGGCAGAAATTTTTAAGCCGTCATCATCAGGAACGATCATTCCTAATCGGTCGATGTCAGGCATGGGGGGTCAGACAATCATCAATTTAAATGTTACCGGTGCCATTGATGCCGAAGGTACAGCGCGAACAATTGTGGATGAATTAAATAATTCCTTTTATCGAGGCGGCGGCGGCGGTGCCAATAGTTTGGTGAGGTTATGAGCATTTTTAATCCAGTTTGGCAAGTCACAATCAATGGTGTGCAATACCAAACCGTGATTTTGGCCAATCTAACAATCACATCCGGGCGCACCAACATCTACGAACAAGCCAATGCCGGTTACATCAATCTTGAAATTATTAATTTAGATCAAGCACTTATCAGCATCGAAATAAACAATTCCATCACCGTTGAATTACAAGATTCGACATCCACATTTGTGCCGATCTTTGGTGGCTCCATTGTGGACATTGGCGTGTCGGTGGCTGAAGTTGGAAGCGTTGGATTTGCCCAACGCGTTTCCATTATTGCTCTCGGTGCATTAGCCAGATTGCCAAAGGCTCTTACCGATGGTGTTTTAACTCAAGATTTTGATGGCGACCAGATTGAATCAATTTTGCGCGAAGTCTTGTTCGGCTCTTGGCAAGAGGTACCGGGGGCATTAACTTGGGCAACTTATGATCCGGCAACGCAATGGCAGACGGCCGAAAATAGCGGCTTAGGTCAGATCGATCAGCCGGGCAATTATGAGCTGACGGCCAGATCATCGGATGTCACCGATGTGTATTCGCTGGTGAGTGCTTTGGCCACATCCGGGCTTGGCTACATTTACGAGGATGCACTCGGGCGCATTAGTTACGCGGATTCCACACATCGAACAAGTTATTTGGCAGCCAATGGGTATGTCGAGTTATCTGCCAATCACGCCATTGCCAACGGTTTGAAAATCCAAAGCCGATCCGGGGATGTTCGAAATACGATCACGCTCAATTACGCCACATCCAGTCAAGTGAGCGCAACGGATTCGGCATCGGTCGGACTTTATGGCCAATTGGCACAGATTTTCCAAACCACAATTGTTGGCGAAGTAGATGCCCAAGAGCAAGCAGACTTTTATTTAGATTTAAGAGCTTATCCACGATTCAATTTCAACACCATTGTTTATGAGCTGACCAATCCCGAGCTTGATAATGGCGATCGGGATTCGCTCATAAATGTGTTTATGGGAATGCCGGTGAATGTGGCCGATCTGCCGCTGAACATGAATTCGGGCGATTACTTGGGTTTCGTTGAAGGCTGGACATTCAAGGCGCGTTACAATCAAGTAAGCGTGTCGTTGAATTTGTCACCGATCAGCTTCTCATTGCAAGCAATGCGATGGAATGATGTACCGATCACAGAACAATGGAGCACAGTCAATCCAACTTTGGATTGGATCAATGCCACGATTGTGGCGTAAGGAGCAAAAATGGCAAATCCGACAACAAACTATGGCTTCGTGCTACCAACACCGACC